TGGCGAGCGACTGACTCCGCTTGTCGATGTCGATCTTGACGACGCCTACTTCGGCTCGCACTGCTCGCGGTTCGCTGGCTAACTGATTGAGGTAGTGCTTCTGCGAACCTTCGGAGCGAATTGCGCCGTCGCGGTCAAATAGTTGCTTTAGGTCGCGGTCCTCAAGTGCCAATAGCTCAACACGCCGCTTGTCGCCACCCGCCTCAACCAACTCAACGGCACCTTCCGCCGCGATCTTCTTTTGCTCCTGAATTGGAAGCCCGCTAAATAGTCGCAGAGCTTTCGTATAGCCACACAGGGCGTCATAAAGTTTCGGGTGAACTTGTCGGTTCGCAATTCGCATAAGCCACGCAATGCGGCTTTTGGATAAGAACGGCGGCAACTCCCAGCCTTCCCGTTGCGCCTTAGCGACGGCAAGGGCCATCTTCTCCGTGATGTTGACGAGTTCACCAGCGCAGGTTTCTAGATACTGCCACAACGCTTTTTGTGTGGGCAGCGATTCTACTTGGCGTTCAAGGTCGATTTGCGGTGTGCCTGTCATAAATGGCCCTTTCTTTGCAGGTACGAAATAGTCCCAGTAGCCACATCGGCGTGCATTCTACGCCTTTCCTTTCGCCCCCTGAGCCGACTCATCGAATTCGCTTGCCGACACTCGGCGCATTTTTGAGACGATGTTACTGCGCGGAACGCCATTCCGCACTCGTTGCAGACTTTTGTGATTCGGATAGATTTTGCCCGCTTGCTTTCCAGGTGCCTAAAATAGGCAGCCCGGTCACATTCGATTCTACCGCACCTAGAATTACAAGATGCCACAACCATCGGGATCGGCCGCTGGCAAATGCAGCACTTCCGTCGCGTGCTTCTTCGGAGAAACGCCGCTCTTGCGTGATACTGCTTGTTTTTAATCGCTGAGCACTCGACGGAGCATGTTAACTTCTTTCCTCGCCGCTTAAATTTCTCGCCGCATACCACGCATGTGCCCAGAACGCGGGCAGCGTCTCTCTTTGCCTGCAATTTGCGGCTCAGTGCTTTCTTGCTGCACTTTGCAGAGCAAAACACTTTCCGACCATAACCCTTCCGGCACGGATGGTATCGGCAAACCATAAATGCAGAACCGCACTCAACGCAGTATCGCCTAACCTTTCCCCAATCGTTGGTGCGCTGCCTCTTGCGAACAATGGAGCATTCTGGAGAACACGTAATCTGGCTGCCGAACATCTGCGCAGATGCGCCACAGATAACGCAATTCTTAGTCGCCACGTTCCGCTCCCAAGTACACACAAAGCTCCCGCATCCCGCGCAGCTTCGCGTTGGCCTTCACCCATTTGACGATACGTTCGTCGGGTGCGTCTTTGAGTAGGTCGAACATTTGCTCCAAGGCGGTTTCGGCCGGGTGGCCCTTAGCTTCGCCCACCTTGGAACACAGCCTATCGGCCGCGTCGGCGCAGGCATCAATCAGCCCGTGTCTAAACTTCTCGTCATTCACGAAGTCCGGTCCATCGTAACTGGACAGGTTCGCGAAAATATGCCTAGCGGTCTCCAGCTTTACTAGGTCCATATTCTACTTCCTGAACAGAGACAACAGTTCCTCTAGTCGCCGCTTCCAGTTTTTTGATCCGATGTCGATTTCATGCACGTTGTGCCTGTCAATCCATGCCTGTGTCGGCGCATTCGGTGCGTGATCGCTAATTCGCAACTTAGACCCATCCGGCAACGTGTAGTAGCGACTTCCCGACTCCGACTCATTGTCAAGTTTCGCACCAATCGCCTTTAGCTCATTGTCGGCTTCGTCCAAAATAGCATCGGCATTCTCAAGCTGCTCAGCGCGCCGATTCATTTCTGCCTGAAATCGCGCATGCTTCTTGTGTCCGATACGAGATAGCTCTTGTTGTCGTCGCAGTTCATCTCCAGTCGGCCTTCCCGTAGAACGCCTCGCGTTGACTTCTTTTTGCAATTCCACAGGATCAACATTATATTTTGCTGCAATTGCTCTAATCTGCTTTTTGCTGGCACGAGGATTTTTTCTAAGTAATTCGTCCGCCACGTCTCCAGCCCTACCGTGGACGCTTTGAGGTGTTCCGCTGGGATGGTTGCCGGGGCCAAGATGCTCAAATGCAACATCTTCATACGGCGGCGCTGGAATATCTCCCGGCGTCATCGGCAGCAGCATCGACCCGCCGTGCGCCTCTGCATGTTCGTCGTTGTTCGCCTGCTCGCGCTCGTAATCGAGGTTTTCTTCCAGCGACCACGTTTGCGCCGACAGGATGCCGTTTTTATACAACACCTCTCGCCGTTTCGTGGCCTCCAATTCATTGCGACTAATCACGTCGGGCGGCTCGGCGCAAATCTTAATCCGGTCCACCAACTGCTGCGATAGCCGGCCTTGCCGCACCGCCAATTCCAGCACGCGATCGAAGATTTCCATATCCTCCTCGATGAGCGTCCATTGCTCGCGTTGAAACATCTTCACCGCCGGCCCTTCGGCAACCAGCGTCGACGAGTAGTTCGCATTCGAGGCATCGCCGGAGATCATAAACTCCGGCATACAGGCCCGCGCGCCGACGGCCCGCAAGATCATTTGCACCGTGCCGGCCGGTTTTGATGGGTCGATGCCGGCCGCGGGGAATTCGTACTCCGTCGTTCCCGGCACGTCCAGAATCGTCCCCGGTTGAAACTGCTGAAAGTTGTGCGTCTTCGTTGTGCCGGCCGGTGTTTTCTGCTGCAAATAGGCGTCGCGTTGACCACTCACGAACGACTGCACGGCCGACTGACTGGCCGCCGCGTGCTTGCGGATCATGCCCACCGCCACCTGAATCTCGGTCGCTACCGAGGCGTTACGGATGACCTTGGGTGCTTGCGGAAGGCTCTGCTTCGATTGGTACAGCAGCGGCAAGCCACGCTTGACGTTGCAATCCACGTTTCGCTTGCGGTGCTGAATCTCTTTGGCGTCGATCGGGTCGCCGTCGACGTAGTAGAATTCGATGGTCTCCACGTCGTCGGGATCGGTGCGGATGCCAAAGGTCGCCGACGGATCGTTGGCGAGGTTCGGCGGTGTTCGCACCTGAGACGGCTCAACAAAGCGCACCTTGATCGACCGCCGAGGTTGCTCGCTCACCCCGTCGGCGGAAGCGTTTGCTTGACGGGCGACCTGAAAGAACCGCAAAAACACCTCGCCGTCACGGTCCAGACGCCGCTGGATTTCCTGCTGCCGGCGATGCCACTTATTTTCTTCGAGGAATTCGTCGACGACTTCCATGACGTTCGCCCGGTCAGCGTCGCTCAATACGTCGTCTTCGTCTTTCGGTTCGACGCTGTAGACGTGCCCCGTGCCGACGATGTAACTGACCCGCGTTTCCAATTCGCCGGCCGCGAATTCGTTTTCGTTGGCCATCAGGCGGCAGTAGGCCCGGATTCGGTCGTGGTCGTCCTGCGTCGTGAACGGCACGCCGTAGTGCTTATCCCAATGCGCTTGATCGCTGCCCAACGGAATCCACGTCTTGCCGTCGTCGTTGAACGCATCGCGCGGGTCGACGTAGTTGTCGAGCAGCGAGAACGACTCCATCAACCGTTCGTTGACCGCCTTGAGCGATTCGAGTTGCATCCGGCGCGTGTTCTGCTCCAACATCGCCGTTTGCGTTCGCCGCTCGTTCCATTCGCGAATCCGTGCCATCACGCCCATCCTAATAACCCCCTACCATTGTTCCGGCAACCCGAATGCCTCCGTCGGCGCCGCCGCACACCATGTCGACCGCCACCCGCACCGCCATTTCCAGCGCATCCGGCCCGTCGTCGTGCTCGCCGTTGGGGAAGTCCCGCAATTGATTGACCAGCAGCGACGTGCCGGGCGAATTGCGCTTGAACCGCACCCGCCGCATCGACAGGAACGGCGTCAACCGCCGGATACGCGCTTGTTTGTTGTCTTTGTTGTCGAAACGCACGATCGGCACGAAGCACGCCTGTTCGTCGCCGAGCCGCTCCGTGCGGTCCGCCACCCATTCTTGAAAGCCGTTGATTTCGATGGCCTGCGCGTCGGGACGAAACTCCCGTTGCACTTCGATGATCCGCTCGCAAATCGCGTCGACGTGCCGGCGGTCCAGATCGGCCTCAACGTAGAGCTTCATATCCTGACCGACGAAACATTTGACGATGGCGGAATAATCGCCGGCCTTGGCCTTGCTACCCTTCGACGGGTCGATGCCCGTGGTCCGCACCATCGGGTTGCCGGGCCACTCGTCAAACCACACGTCGCCGCCCTCAAAGAACGATGCGGGCCATTCCGTCCCGCCGTCTGGGATCGGGTTTTGTTGATAAAGCGACTCGAATGATCGCCGATCGGTGTCCCGAATCGCTTCCAATTGCGGCAGCGTGCGGCGGTACGGCCACAACGGCTCACCTGGCTGGCGAGGGTCGAGCGAATTCGGTTCGACTCCGCGGATCGCCGGGAAGTTCAGAATCGTCCACGGCTCGCCCTCGCCGCTCTCCATTTGCGCCAACAGACGGCCCGCGAGGTCGTCGCGGTGCCACCGGGTGTGCGTAATCAAAATGCCGCAGTCGCGGCTGCCGCGGGTCATAAAATCGTTCCAAAACCAGTTCCACACCTTTTCGCGCGTCGTCGGGCTATCGGCGTCCTCGCGCTTCGCAAACGGGTCGTCGACGATTCCGTACTGCATCGACCGCCCCACGAT